CCAAAAGCCGATAAAAAAGAGCCAAAAGCGAAGAAAAAGTAATGGATGACAATCAATTTGCGACTATTCTGAAATCAGAGATAGAGCAAGCCAACAATTACTATGATACAGAGCTATCTTCTGATCGTGTAGAGACCCTACAGTTTTATCTTGGCGAGCCATTTGGCAACGAACAGGAAAATAGATCGAAAGTCGTACTCTCAGAGGTAAGAGATACCATTGAGTATCTGATGCCGTCCTTGATGCGTATATTTGCGTCTACTGATAAGTTCTGTCGCTTTGTCGGACGCAATGCAGAAGATGTAAAAGGCGCAGAGCAAGCCACAGAGCTTGTGAACTTTGTACTCAACAGCCAAAACAATGGCTTTACAGTCTTACATAACTTTTTTAAGGACGCATTACTGTTTAAGATTGGGGCGGTAAAGACGTTCTGGGAGGAGACAGAGACAACAGTTAACGAGGAATATGAGCGATTGAGCCAGCTTGAGTTAACCACCCTACTCGATGACCCAGCTATAGAACTTGTGTCTCAGGAGATTGTTGAGGAAGGCGTTACAGATCAGATGGGTAACGAGATACCTACCGAGCAGTATTTTAATATTGAAGTCAAAAGACGCACGAAGAATGGCAAGGTAAAGATAGAGAATATACCCCCAGAGGAGCTTATATTTTCGCGTAGAGCCAAGTCTATGGATGATTGCACATTCATAGGACACCGAACACAAGTAAAGGCTGGTGAGCTAATAGAACGTGGCTATGACGCAGACCTTGTTATGTCGCTTACAGGCGATAAAGAGTTAGACGATGAGTCAGAGCGTCAATCACGCTTTCAGGACATTGAGTCCAGCCCCTATGACAATGCTGTAGACCCCACCAATAGAGAGGTCTTGGTGACAGAGGCGTATATCAGGGCTGATTATGATGGCGATAATGTGCCGGAACTCAGAAGAGTTATTGTGTTAGGCGATAACTACGAGATTGTAGAGAATGAGCCGTTTGACAAGATACCGTTTGCGATAGCGAGTCCAATACTTATGCCCCATAGAATGGTGGGCTTGAGTGTGGCTGAGATGGTTATGGACTTGCAGTTAATCAAGTCGCAAATCTATCGACAGATGCTGGATAATCTGTATCTAACCAACAACTCCAGAGTGGCGGTTGTAGAAGGACAGACTAATCTTGATGACCTACTTTCAAGCAGACCAGGAGGAATTGTTAGGATGAGAGCGCCTGGAATGGTACAGCCATTAGCCGTTCCTCAACTTGGCTCTCAAGCCTTTAATATGCTTGAGTATGCAGACCAGATAAGAGACCAACGTACAGGCTTTTCAAAAGCCTCTCTAGGGCTTGACCCAAAGCAGTTACAGTCAACATCAACGAACGCTGTAAACGCCACTATACAAGGCGCACAGCTAAAGATAGAGATGATTGCGCGCGTCTTTGCAGAGACGGGTGTTCGAGATATGATGTTTAACATCCTTCACCTAATACAGAAGCATCAGGACAAGGCGGTAACGATACGCCTGCTCAATGAATATGTCGATATAGACCCAAGAGCTTTTGCGAATGAGTATGATTTAGAGGTAAATGTTGGTTTGGGTAATGGGGAAGAAGACCAGAAAGCAGCGATGCTGGTACAGATTGCCAATAAGCAAGAGCAGATGTTGAGAGAGTTAGGTATTAACAACCCTGTGGTAAAACCATCACAGTACGTTAATACGCTGAAGAAGATAGCAGAGATGGCTGGCTTTAAGAATACAGACCAGTTCTTTAGTAG